CCACTTGGACCTGCTTGGACGAAGTGTGTGTTCTGTGAAAGGAATTCACTCACGTATTGATCCACGCCCATTAATTCTCCAGAATCAGTGTATCTAGGTGTGCCATTGTCTCCAATGACCTCAACGTCACCAGCATCATTCAATCTTACCTTGTCCTTGACCAATCTAACTACCTGATCAGGATTCACGGCCTTGTGTTTGGAAGCACTGTTCAACAATGCACCATCCACTTTGACTGAGTTCAACTGTGAACGAAGTTGAGCGATATCTTGGTCCTTCTTTTCAGCGGTCTCCTTAAGAATCTTTTCAAATTCGCCTCGCTTCTTTTGTTCTTCCAGTTTCATTGCTTCTTCTTTCTGAACAAGTTCACGATAACGTTCAACATCAACATCTTCGAATTTTCTCAACACGTTCGCTTCTGTCTTTTTACGGACTGATGCCATCGCATTGTTGAATTCGTCAGCAGTGTAGGTTTTTGACACCTCTGTCTCCGGAGTTTGTTGTTTAGAGTCGTTTGCTGTAGCCTCCGTGGCCTCCGCAACTTTGACTTCTGTCTCTTTTGAATCCGACATTAGATTTCCTCCTATTGAGTGTGTTGTTATTTACACGATTATTTACAGTAATAAAGTCGTATGATTATATTTCTAGTAGAACTGCTCGAAATCTTCAACGCCCCAGGCCTCGTACCATCCTGACCTACGCAGTCTGGCCTGTGCGTCTTTGAGTTTGTCTATTGGTTGTATCATTACTAGCGGTCGTCTCTTGTAACTGAAACTGACACCCCTATGCAGTCCCTTGTTGTCTGGGTGATCGTACATCACGGCCATGTGTAGTTTGTTGTCGTGTGCCTGTTTGCAGATAGTGGCCAATCTCTGTTCGCTTATCTTGTAATCAATGTATAGCACCACGATATCAAGCCTAAAAATAGGAACCATATGGCAACAATGGATAATGTGCTCCAGTAGATTAACTTTTGCTTTCGTGATCTGGATCGTTTTATCTTCAAGAGTCTTTTTTGCAAACGGACAGATTGCCTTTCCAGTCTTCTTATGGACTTTAGCAACCTGTCCTCTAATCCAGTTCTCAATTAGTTTACTTTCTTCTGCCACCTTTTTTGTTCTTCTTTTTTGATGACATTGGTTTTCTTCTTCCGCTCGATCTAGCCATTGGTTTTCTCCTCTTGGTTGGTATCCGATTGGTCAGCAGTGCTGACGCCGTCGATGTTGTTATGATAGGCATTCAGTCTCCTCTCATCCTGTGTGTACAGTTCCAGCAGTTCTATCTTCCTGCGGTGTACCAAATATTTAAGTCGTTGTAAGGCCTTCCTGGCGTGGAAAGCACCCTGTTGGCTCTGTCGCTCTATGCAGTTCTTGTTGTGTAATCTGTATTCATCGAACACGGCCTCCAGGGCACGTGATGTGGCTGTCTCTATGGCACGGCCATCCAGTTTTCCTTTATATGGCATGAAATAGATCCTTTGCTGTGAAGGTTGAGTTTTCAAACCTGAACTTGGGTATCTGTGATATGTGTTGTTCAAAGTACCTAAAATCGATATGATGATGTTTTGCCTTAATATCCTGTTTCAAATTAGTAATGATTCCGCATCCGTGATCTATCTCACAGATCGCATAAGAATTGCCCAGTAGATCAAAATTAGCCTTGTAGACATCTCCACACCAACTAGCGTCACCTCTTATCCTGGGATTACTGGCCTGTATGTGATTGACTGGCATCATGTCGTGTAGCACGATAACACCATTTTCATTTAGGCAGTGCCAAGCATTGTTTATATCTCTAATCACTTGTTCATATTGGTGATCACCATCTATGAATATGATATCATATTTGTCAGTGTTGTGCTCAAAGAATTCATCACTGTGCTGTTTTATCACTTCAGGTATAGGTGAGAATGGATCGACACCTGTCTTCTGTGATGCCATTATCTCCTTCCAACACAGTCCACTGCTAACACCCACTTCGAGATATGATTGATAATGATTGACATCAATCAATTTCTGTATCAGGTCAAATCTTTTCTGCCAACCCCAATTCACTTGTATCATTCAAGTCCTTCAGGTTTTATTGGGGTGAACTGTATCGAGTGCCAGGGTGCTATCCTACCGTGGTGGTTCCTGAACAGTTCTCCGGTCTGGACGCTTTGTGCGGCCATATATTCTTTGTAGCCATTGCCAAACATTTTGCGTGCGATCACCATCGCTGGTTTCCATTCCTGACCATTGAGGTAGTATTTCGCGTGGTAGGTCTGGGAACCTTTCCTTGTCTTTATACCTGCCATTCTGATCTACCTCCATGCACGTAGGCTCCAAAACGCAGGACTCAATGATTTCTGTCCTTTTACCGCTTTCAAAATTGGTGTGAATCTTGCTATGAAACTTTTCTGTCTGGCAGGATTGTTCTTCTTTATACTCATGCCACGCTGTCCAAATCTCACTAGATTGACGTTGCCGGTCTTCTGATTACGCACATACACCGCACTCTTCTTGGGACCACTGGGTGTCCTGAATGGTCGGTTGAGTGTTACCGTCCTACCCTTGTACTTGGCCATTATCTCTTCCTCCTCAAGTCAAGGTCGTGCTTACGAGATCCCCTAATGAAACTATTGACCCTGCCCATTGCCCATTGGTTCATGCCAATGCCCGGTCTCGATCCTGCTGTGAGGAACGCACCTTGTCCCCGCCTGTAAACTTTCCTTAGTGTTGTGAAAGTGAATCTGCTGTTCTTTGCTTTGGTCATCAACGCTTTTCTTGTGGTTGCACTGATTGGTTTCGCTCTACTTTTTGCCAAGTCTAACCCTCCTGTCTATCAATGATTGTGGGATTCGTTTGCCTTCACGGGCCAACTTGCTGATACGTTTAGTTAGACTTGCCAGTTGTGACCTCTTGCTACCAGTCACACCCGAAAGGTATTTCTTTGGTATCCCTGTTGATTTGTCTTTTGGTACTCTACGCTTCGCCGCCATCAGTCTCTCCAAATAAACCTGCTAGTTCTGGATGTAGGTCTAATATCTGTTGGTTGGTGTAACCCTGTTGTATCATTTCCCTCATGTGTGCTACTAGTTGTTCTTTGTTTGAAACCGGTGGATGTTGCAGGTCAGCCATCGCTGGTTTGACCATGTTTTGATTCATCTGCTCAAGTTCTTGTGGATCCTTGGCTAGTATTTCTTTTATCTTGCTGTCAATGACCTGTTTGACATCAGGTGCGGCATTGACAATGTCTCTTGTTGTCCTTGCGGCTTTCTCTAAAACATCCATGTCCAGATTCCTGTCTCTGATGTGGAAAGCCATTGGGTATTCAACTTCACCTGTCCATTCAGTGCCCATGTATTTGGCAAATAATCTAAACAGTTTCTCTTCGGCTAATTCCATTTGTTTGGCTTTTTCAGTAAGTTTCGAATCCAACATTGAGTATTCTGTCATCATTGCAATGCCAGACTGTTGTCTTGTTTGTGCAGTTCTTATACCTGACATACAGGCCATTCTATCAATCGCAACAATCTTCTCTTCTATTGATTTAAGGATTGCCTCAACACTTTGACCGCTAGGCTGAAGCAAATAAGGACGAAGATTTGGATCAGTCTCGTTTGGCACCGTTATGATGGCACCTGGTCCCGCCGCGGCATCAACTTCTGGTGTCTTGACAAGACTCGGAGATGTTGATAACCTAATGGTCTGTTCTATCTCTGATAGTTCACTGAATATGGCATTTGACATGTCCGCGATGTCACCCACATCTGAAACACCAATGCCACGTACAGGTGATCTGTTGGCGTATACCCAAACAGCCGGTATTACACCGATCTCATTTGGCATCTCTTCCATCACTTCACTCTTTTCTCTCTCGGCATTGTATTCGCTCAATCTAATTGTGTCTTTTGTGAATTCTCTGATGTAGTATCTTGCATTCATACCATAGGCCTTCTGTTCTACCTCAAGAAGTTTTAGGTATGTCAGATCATAGTAACCACTTGGTTGTCTTGTGTATTCCCAATCCAACACGTTCTCCGGCGTAAAGATGGCGCCATACGGACGAATTCCTTGTTGTAATTCTTCTGCCCTGGTCCTAGCATTTGATTTTGGTTTGTCCAACAACACACAACATGATCCATAAACGGAACTCCATGTATTAACATCACGCATGAAACTTTCAAAACTCCTGCCCTCGAGGTCGGTGTCTTTGAGGAAATGATTCAATTCAGGCATGTTTGCCAGGTTGGCGAATTCTCTGTTGATCGGTTGCCTGTAAAGGAATGAATTGTAGATGTTTACTATTGACTTCACATGGTTGTCATAAGGAGTCGTTGCTATCCTCCTGAAGTATTCTGAATCACCCTCGTATTGATATTTTGTTAGGTATTCACCCATCTTGTATTCATAAGATCCCAAATACGACGACCTTAAAAATTCCCAACGTTTGAAGTGCGTGAGGTATTCAGGATGCACACCAAGTGCTGTGTAATGGGCACTTGTTCTCTTGGGATCCTGGTTGACTGAAAAATTGCTTACTGTGGCCATTAGATTCTAACCTTCCATGTGTTTTGTTGTTCTGTTGGTTCATAAGTCCTAGTGATAGGAAATAGGAATGATGTCGCATAACCGATGGCATCAGAGATGTGTGAATAATCTTTCGCACCGTTCTTCTCTGGTTGCTGTGTTCCTGGTTTGTAGATGTGTCTTTCCATGGCGTTGATCAAGCTCTTGCACTTGGGATGGACTATGATGCCCCTCTCTCCCGTGCCCGAACAAAACTTACTATTTACAGCATTGATCCTATCCCTGACAGGAATATGCCTTGAAGGTGCTTTCACGATGAAACCTGCGTTGTGTAAAATATTGAAATCTGTTTTTGGTGAATTGGTCTTCCTTGCACGTCCTGATGGATCTGGATATGCAATTATTTTTGTTCCCGGAAATCTGTTGTGTATTTCGTTGGCCAGTTCTTCTGTGTTTGAACCATACATTTCAATTTCATCTATCACATACATCTTATTGTCCTTGATCACAAAACAAATTGCTGTTAAAGGATGAACGTTGAAGTCTATCCCCACGTGTATGATGTTTTGTCTCTGTTCAAATGTGAATTCTTTGACATTGTGTTGTCTCTCAAATCCATAATAGATCCTACCTTCAAAATTTTCAAATGTACCTTCGTATTCCTGTTTAAAAACTTTTGCATCTAGTTCTTGTTTTGCTTGTTCAATCTCTGTCTCTGGAACGAACCCACCCTGCACTGTGGTGAATTGATATGAACTCCAGTTGTCTTCTGTTGTGTCCTGTCCCTTTTGGTAGATGTCATACAACCAATTACTGATACCTTTTGGTGTTCCCGCAAACATGGCCCTACCGCCTGTATCTGACAGGGTAGGTCTCAACACTTCCGTGTATGCTTCCTTTTCAATGTTTGCACACTCATCTAAAAACAGGTAATTGTATTTGGATCCACGCAGTGCGTCTTTGTTGTCAGATCCTTTGAGTGAAATCTTGCTTCCGTTCTTTAATTTTATTGAAAGATCTGCTTCATTTATCTTTTTGTCCCAACACAATGATATTGCTTTGTTCTTTACTTCGTCCCACCACACGTTACGAGCCTGTCTGTACGATGGCAAGATTGCGGCCACGTTTTGATTGGGCAACCTTGCATGATAAAAAAGTTGTCTTATGCCCAGTGTTGATTTCCCGAACCTACGTCCCGTCACAAGAACAACAAATCTTGCCGGATCGTTCGCCACAGTCTTTTGCGGAGTTGATAATTTCACTATTCATCCTCCTGCCATGGTAGTGGTTGTGAATGATCTGTTGAGTTAGGGTCATCTTTCTGGTCAAGATAATTACGTCCCAACCAGATCTGCATCCTTACATCACCTGCCAGTGCCCTTTCCATCTGGGCACGTCTCAAACTCTTCTTGCCTTCCGCCCTTCCGGCATCGATCAGTTTCTTGTATCTCTTTTTGACACCTTCAGCAGTGATGCCAATTATCTCACCTATCTCTTCATAGGTGCACATTATACGAGCGAGGTCTTTTATGAGATCCTTATCGTGCTTACGGTATTTCTTTCCTGTGTTGTCAGGTGTCATTATTGTAGTTCCTTGTTCTTGACCACGATCCTGAAGTGTCTTGAATCAGTGTCGCCGTCTGCTGTTGTTACTCTGACTTCTATGGGGTATATGTTGCCGGCCGTGCCCGCATTCACCCTGAATATGACTTTTGTGCCTGAGATTGATGTGTCTGCGGCCTGTGATGTTGGGAACGCCAACGGTGCCGAATCGCCTGAGATGGTGCCTAGTGTGACTGTTGCCGTGGATAGTGAATCACCGGTGTTGAGGTAATCAACGAAATCCAAGGCATACGTGATGTTTGCGTCGGGATCTTTCTCGATGAATATACCAGTGTTGTCTCTCTTGAATCCTGTAAGTGCTAGATTTGCCATTTAACTGTTTCTCCTTGTGCTTGAACCAGCGAACACCGGACGCTTTATCCTGTAACTCCTGGTCTCCTCTGGTATCACCAGTGTCCTTGTTTCTCGTGTGATTGTATTTACACGTGTTTCCTCGAGAACTCTGTACGTATTGAATGGATCCACGTCAAGGTCCTCACCTACCACCACCGTGCCACCTGTAATGACGAGGTTGGCGGTGCCACCAAATATGGTCTGTGGTGTTGCGGATAAGGTTGTGCTGATGTTTAACGTGCCAGTCGCTGACTTGATAGGATTGGCAGTGACCGCCATCGTTGCACTGGATGACAGAGATGCTTCACCTTCCACTTCAACGGAAGCCAGTACTGAACCAGTGATTGTTAGTGTGGCATCTGACACCGCTGTCTTGACTGCTGATGCCGTGACCGTTCCAGACGCTATCAACAGAGACGCCGCCAGGTCTAATTCGGTGGCGGTCGCAGATACGGTGGCCGAGCTTGATAGGTTGGCCGTACCAACAGCGGTCTTTATCGCTGATGCTGTTATGGTCGCTGAACTTGATATGCTCGCTGACGCACTGTCAAACTCAAATGCCGTGGCAGTGGCAGTGGCAGATATATCGATGCTGACTGTGGCTGTCTGGATCGTTGAAGCGGTGGCGGTCAGTGTGCCTGACGCTATGGCCAACGCCGCCGCTAGATCTAGATCTGCGGCCTCCGTGCCCTGTACCACATATTCATTGACCACATAGTCATCGAATAGGTAATTGATACCTAGATCGGATCGTATGTCTAAGGTTGATGAACCAGTTACCAGTGCCACGGTGTGTCTCCTCGGAGGTTATCCGTG